CATTGATAGTGATACTGATCTATATAACCTTGTTCCGTCGCATCGAAACACAAATTTAGCACAATCAATACTCAAAAATGTTTACAGCATAAGAATAGCTAATCCACTGGACAGTGATCTCCAAAAATATTTTACGGATCAACAGATAGAAAAAGTTTTTAATTCACCGTTGCCATCAGGAAGACATTTTATCGGCGAACTAGAAATGCTTTCTCGCACAACATCAAATAATGACTGGATTAAAAAGACAAAATCAACCATGGACAATTTAACCTTGGTTTTATTGTCCAAGGGCTTGGAGCCCACTAAAGAGAATAGAGAAAAATATATACAAGAAGTGGTATCCGCTAGAGAATCGGAACCCATTTGCAATTTTGATTTAGTTATCCCATACCAAGATTTGTTTTATAACACAAATAAAATAAAAGAAAAAATAAGAGATATATTCAGCATAACTGTTGTTGGTGATTGGTTGGAGAAATACAAAAAAGATTACGATGCATATCTTGCCAAGACTTGATTTGATGATTGCTTACTCGTGCAATCTATCTTGTGTGGGTTGCATCAGTTTAAGTGATCGTCAACGAGATGGTGTTGCCGCATATACAGATATACAAGACTGGTTGCAGAGTTGGCAACAACGAATTACCCCTACAGTTTTAACTATATTCGGGGGAGAACCCTGCTTGCATCCCGATCTACTGGATATATGTGCATTGGTTAGAAGCACTTGGTCAGACTGCACTGTGCGAGTAATTACCAATGGTTACTTGCTGGATAATTTTGATTCTGCTGCATGGTTTACGTTTGGTAAATTTGAAATACAAGTTAGTGTTCATCGTAAAGATCATGAAAAAATAATTAATCAAAAGATCAAAAACATTTTATCACACAGAAAAGATTGGCGAGTAAGCGCACATGGCGGCAGTCAGCATAAACAAATTGAATGGGTCAGCAGTGATGTTTCCATTTACAAAAGCATATTCAAGGATTTTATAGTTCCGTTTAAAGAACTAGGAGATAATATTGCAGCATGGGATAGCGACCCAGCGGCAGCCCATAAAATTTGCGGATCACCGGCTACGCCAATATTATACAAAAATAAACTGTATAAGTGCCCACCAGTTGCCAATATTATTGATTTAACTGGCACCCACTACGCAGATTATCGCGGATACGGTCCAGATGACGATCTGCTACCTTTTATAAATGCAATTAATCGGCCCGAACCAGTGTGCGGACAATGCCCAAGCCAAACTCAAGCTGTTGTGATCGACCATATGGATTTTAAGAATGTCAAAGTCAAACAAAAAATTTCTAATTAGTGGCTGCGGGCTTAGTTTTGGTCGTCAAGAAAGAAAAACCTGGGTTAATATTTTTCGTGCTGCTGGAGTTAATCTTACTGATGTTGGAGGACCTGCGGTTAGTAACCAATGGATCATGAATAAAGCAATACTGGCATTATATGATGGTCAATATGACACTGTGATTATACAACTAAGCAGCATTGGAAAATTAGATGTAGAAATGGCCCACGATCGTTATACCGAATTGGTGGTCAATGACCCTATTAGAAATTTTACCTATCAGAATATTTGGCCAAGTAGTGCAAGCGATGCACATGTTAGTAAACAATTGTATTACAAATGGTTGGCAAGTCCTGCGTTGGAAACAGAAGATTTACTATGTAAATTGATACTATTAAAAAGTTTGTGCAGTCAACGTAACATTAATTTGTATGTATTCCAGGGCTATGCTATTCCATGGTCCGACCAAGAAAAAGAATGGTTGAACGATATAATTTATGATCTTGATAGCGATTTATACAGTGCGTATCCAGGTTCCGAGCACTATCAATTTCATGATCATACAAACACTGTGCCGTGTTTGAGTTATCAATTTGTTTTAGCAAAAATGATTGCGAATAGTTGCTGTCCAGATGCTCTAGATAAGATTAACAAGATGCTTGCAAAATCCAAGGACGTTGTGTTAATATAAGGATCTATGTTTAAAATAAAAACACTATCTGTAAAAAACTTTATGAGTGTGGGTAATGCTACACAGGCTGTCCAGTTTGACCGTAGGGATTTAACTCTAGTATTGGGACAGAATTTAGATCTAGGCGGTGATGACACAGGAGCAAGAAATGGCACTGGAAAAACTACAATTATTAATGCTTTATCGTATGCACTATACGGATCAGCTCTTACAAATATTAAAAGGGACAATCTCATCAATAAAACCAACGGCAAGAATATGTTGGTCACAATTGAATTTGAAAAAGATGGAACAGACTACCGAATTGAACGTGGACGTCGTCCGAATACAATGGCATTTTACATTGGAGATGAGGAACAACAGATTACAGATGAGAGTCAGGGAGATAGTAGAGAAACACAGGCCCACATAGAACGCATGCTGGGTATGAGTCACGATATGTTCAAGCATATTGTTGCTCTTAACACATATACTGAGCCATTCCTTGCACTTAAAGCCAATGATCAGCGTACTATTATTGAGCAATTGCTGGGAATAACTACACTAAGCGAAAAAGCAGAAATACTCAAAGAACAATTAAAAGCATCCAAGGATGGCATTACTGCTGAAGAATATCGTATCAAGGCAGTTACCGATGCCAATGCTCGTATTCAAGAACAAATTGAAGCAACACGTCGTAGACAAACACTTTGGATCACTAAACATGTAGAAGATGTTACGAAACTTGAAACTGCGTTATCTGCGCTTAGTGATATTGATATCGCCGCAGAGCTTGCTGCACATGATGCGTTGCAACAACATAACACTTTGTCTAAAGAAATTAAAGAAGTTAATCGCTGGAAGATCAGCTGCGAGCAAGAGCAGGTCAGGATACTTAAAGTACTCGATAAATTAAAAACAGAAATAGAGAAGCTGGAAAAACATGAATGCTATGCGTGTGGACAAACCATGCATGATTCAAAGCATGAGGCTGTAGCAGCAGAAAAATATACCACAATGAGGGAAACAAGTTTACAGTATATTGCCAATCAATCGCAACTTGAAGAACACATTGATAAACTAGCAGAGCTAGGTACACCTGGTCCTATTCCACAGGTGTTTTACGATAATAAAGAAGATGCAATCAATCATCGCAACAGTATTAACAATTTACAGGAACAGTTATCTGCCAAGAGAGCAGAAATAGATCCATATGCTGAACAGATTACAGAAATGGAAACACAGGCCATGGAAGAAGTTAGTTATGATGCAATTAATGAATTGTCTAACCTCAAAGAACATCAGGACTTCCTGGTTAAATTACTAACCAACAAAGACAGTTTTATACGTAAACGTATCATTGATCAAAACTTAAACTACTTAAATTCTAGATTATGTCAGTATCTGGATCGAATTGGACTACCACATACTGTTAATTTCCTAAATGATCTAACTGTCAGTATTGAAGAACTGGGCAGGGAATTGGATTTTGATAACCTGAGCCGTGGTGAACGTAATCGTTTGATACTAAGTTTGAGCTGGGCGTTCCGCGATGTCTGGGAGAGTCAAAATCAACCTATTAATTTATTGTTTATTGATGAAGTTATTGATACTGGCATGGACAGTAGCGGTGTAGAGAGCAGTTTGGCTATCCTGAAGAAAATGGCACGTGAAGGTAATCGATCAGTTTGGCTGGTATCACATAAAGATGAACTAGCCGGGCGTGTAAACAATGTACTCAGTGTAGTTAAAGAAAACGGGTTTACTAGTTATAACACCGATGTTGACATCGTATAATTTTGATATAGTACATCTGGAGGCCACTGACGTATGTCAGGCTGCTTGCCCTCAGTGCGGGCGAGAAGTTGAGCGTGATTTTGATAAAACCGCGCATAATCATTTGTCAGTGGATCAAATAAAAAACATATTGGACATCGACACAATAAAAAATCTTAAAAAAATGTTCATGTGTGGAAATTATGGAGATCCAGCGGCTGGCAAACACACTCTGGACATATATCAATACTTTCGAGAAATTAATCCCGGTATAACACTGGGTATGAATACCAACGGGGGTATTGGTACTACCAATTGGTGGGGCAATCTGGGTACTATGTTAAATCGCCCTGAAGATTATGTTATTTTCTCGATTGATGGATTACAAGACACCAATCACCTGTATAGACGAAATGTAGTCTGGGACAAAGTGATAGAAAATGCCCGGGCTTTTATCAGTGCCGGTGGGCAAGCCCATTGGGAAATGTTATTATTTGATTACAACGAACATCAGCTGGAAGAAGTCAAATCTCTTGCACAAAGCATGGGGTTCAAGTTCTTTAATACCAAGGTTTCGCGAAGATTCAAGTACTACCCAGTTGTTGGTATAAACCCGCCAACTGGGTATGTGAACGAAGAAATAGGCAAAAAAATCGAGTGTCATGCTATCAAGGAAAATAGTGTTTATATTTCAGCTCGGGGAATACTGCATCCTTGCTGCTGGTTGGGGTACAAAAATGGTAAAGAACTAGCAGAATTTGATAATATCAAGCAGTCCTGGAGCACGGCCACTCCATACTCCACTTGTTTACAAAGTTGTAGTATCATCGACGACACATCAAACTTTACCAAACAGTGGAGAAATAGAATTAAAATATTTTAATATCAGACGTGTCGTGGCTAATTACGAATGAATGGTCTGGATTTTTGAAAATAAACATGTCGAGGGGTTACCCGAAGATTGCGTGGGATTCGTGTATTTGATAACAAATACAGTGTCTGGACGCAAATATATAGGCAAGAAACTGGCCAAGTTTGCTAAAACTAGCTATAAAGTAGTTAAACTTAAAAATGGCACCAAGAAGAAAAAGAAAATCAGAAGCAAAATAGATTCTGATTGGCAATTATATTATGGCTCAAACGACGAATTAAACCGAGATATACAAACACTAGGCTCAGAAAAGTTTACCAGAGAAATCCTCTATTATTGTAAATCAAAAGCAGAATGTAGTTACGTAGAAGCAAGAGAACAATTCCGACACAAAGTCTTAGAATCAGACGCATATTATAACGGACAGATCAGCGTTCGTGTCCATGGCTCCCACATTAAAAACAAGTTAGGCAGTTAAGCTAGCACAGGCCGATATCGTGTGCCCTATACCTGGTAGTAATACGCAGGGATGGAAGACTCGCCGCTGCAACGAGCACTCAATCACTACCCGTAAGGATGACGATCGCTAATCGCCGCGATTTGATTGTTTGAAGATGATTCTAAGGCTAAAAAGACGTAGCAGCGATGCTACACGTTTGTATAGTAGGCTAGTATCTATTACGCAAACCGCCGTTGTATAAAGACGGAGCTCGAGGTACAGGACAACCGCCTCTGCAATTGCTCTAACGCTATGTG